GCCCAAGCCGCCGGAAGACGTGCAGGAAACCTTCGAACGGGACTACCGGGACACCCGGGCTGTCCGTGGACAACAGGCGCTCAACTACCTCGAAGACCGCCTGGAGCTGGAACGCCGACACGAGAAAGGCTGGAAGCACTGGATCATCAGCGGCATGGTGGCCTCTGTTCGGGAGGCCGGTCCCGACGAAGTCCGCTACAAGATCCTCAACCCTCTGAACGTCGATTACCAGAAGTCCGACGAGGTAGAGTTTATCGAAGATGCTCAGTGGGCCAGCCACCGGAAGATGGCCACGGTCAGCGAAGTCATCGACCAGTTCTACGACGAGCTGGACAAAAGCGAAATCGACGAGCTCGAAGACCCGGATGAGGGGGCCGACAGCGTCACCTTTATTCAATACGACAGCCAAGACGGCAACCAAAACAATTCTCAAAACGACGGCCGCCTCATCGAAGTCGTTGAGGTTTACTGGAAGAGCCTCAAGAGGGTCGGCATCGTCACCTTTGAAGGCCCGTTCGGGCAGCTACGCCAGAAGAGGGTAGAGGCCGACTACGACGTCGGCGAGAACGAAGAGGCCGAGTGGTACTGGATAAACGAAGTCTGGCGCGGCTACCGCATCGACGACGAGTTCTACAAGCGCGTAGAGCCGGTGCCCGTCCAGCGGCAGGACCTGGACAACCCCTCCAAATGCAAGCTGCCGATCAACGGCCGGACCTACTCCGACATGAACAGCCCGAACATCTCGCTGGTCATGCTCGGGATGCCCTACCAGAAGTCCTACAACATCTACAAGTTTCGCCTCGAAAACGCCGTCGCCAAGGCCAAGGGGGTTCTTGCTCAACTCGACATCGACATGATTCCCGAAGACTGGGACATGGACGACTTCATGTACTACGCGGAAGCGACGGGGATTATGTGGACGGAGTTCAACAAGGAGGGCAACAAGATGAACCCCCAGCATCAGACCGTCATCGACATGACGGCCCAGGCGATCGAAGACTACGTCACCTTAATGCAGTCGATCGTTCAGGAGTGGGAGCGCCTGTCCGGCGTCACCCGCCAGCGACAGGGCCGTATTGAGGCTACCGAAACGAAGGGCGGGGCCGAAAACGCCATCGTCCAGTCCTCGATGGTCACCGAGGACTACTTCAAGAAATACTCCCACTTCGAAGAGCGGGAGCTTCAGGCCCTTCTCGACTACTCGAAGTGGTCCTGGATCAACGGGAAGTCCATGGCCTGGAACGTCGGCGACGACCGGCAGGCCGTCCTTCAGATCGACGGCATCAGCCACATGGAGTCCGAATACGGAGTCAGTGTTTCCGACGACCGGGAAGACATGAAGATGACGAAGCAACTGAAGCAGCTGGCCCAGGCGATGCTCCAGAACGACGTGCCGGTGTCCGAGGTCATCGAGGTCCTGGACGCCAACTCCCTCACCGACATCAAGGGCAAGATGAAGGACGCCGAGGAGAGCCGGCGGAAGCTCCAGCAGCAACTCCGAAAGGCGGAACAGCAGACCGAGCAGCAGAAGGCGCAGCTGGAGCAGCAGAAGATCGAAGCCGACATCCAGCAGACCCGCATGGACAACGAGACGAAGTTGAAGGTCCAGCGCCTCAAGATGCTGGAGCAGCAGCAGAAGATGGCCCTCGAAGCGGAGATGCAGGACAAAGAACTCGACGTCGAGAAAGAGTTGGACGAGCTAGAAGCCGGGGACGAGGAGGCCAGTTCCTCCCCGGACGGCGAAGTCTAACGCGCCGTGGAAGACCCCGAAAAGAAAACCTGACATATAGTAAAGGTCCTAATAGGGCCGTGAACACATACCTTTTACCACACTACCAACCATAGCAAAAACGACACCGATTATGCCTATCGACCCCACGCAAGTTACCGTTCAGGACCTGACCGGCTCCGAGGAAGAGGAGGAAGAAACTCCTACGGACGAGGAAGAGGACATCACTGATGATGTCCCGGACGACCCCTCCGAGCTCGAAGAGGAAGAAGAGGAAACTCCCGATCCCGAAGACGAGGAGGAAAAGGAGCAGCCCGACGACGAAGAGGAGCCCGATTCAGAGTCCGACGAAGACGACGAGGATGAAGACGAAGACGCAGGCGAAAACGACGAACCGGAAGTCAGCCTCTACGACCAGCTGGAGATGGAGTTGGGACTGGACCTGCCTGAAGACGCTGAATACGAGGACACGGTGGACGGCTTCGCCGAGTTTGCCGAAGACGTCGTTCAGCAGAAGACCGAGCAACAGTGGAACCAGGTCTTCGAGCAGTACCCGGACATCCAGCAGTACGTCCAGTTCCGGATGCAGGGCGGGGACCCGGATGAGTATCAGGAGGCCTTCTTCGATACGACGTGGCAGGACACCTCCGTCCCGGAGGAAGACCCCGACCAGCAAAAGCAGATCATCCGCCAGAACCTCTCCGAGGATTTTGACGACGAAGAGGTCAACGAGATGATCAGCGAGTACGAGGCTGCGGGCGTCCTGGAGACCAAGGCCAAAGAGTCTCTTCGACAGCTACAGAAGCAAGAAGAGCAACAGCAAGAAGAGCTTCTGGAAAAACAGGAGGACCAGGCCCGAGAGCAGCAGCGCAAGGTCCAGGAGTACTGGGACAACGTGGAGCAGACAATTAACGAGCAAGACGAATTCCACGGCATCCCGGTACCGAAAGGCGAGAAAGACGACTTCTTTGCCTTCATGGCCGAGGACGTAACCGGCGACGGCGTTTCCCGCCGGGACCAGATGCTTCAGGAGATGGAGCTGGAAGACCGCCTTGCCGTCGATCTCATCCTCTACTACGACTTCGACCTTGATCAGCTTGCCGAAATGAAAGCGAAAAGCAAGTCTGCCCAAAGTCTTCAGGACCGTCTCAAGTCCTCGAAGAGTCGGGCTGACGTCACCGACGAGCAGAGCAACGACGTCAACGACTCCAATGAAGTCAACCCCGACGACATTCCAAATCCGACGGAGCTTCTTGGCTAGTCCCTTCGCATTTCCCTTTTACCAACCAGCTAACCAGCAACCATGCAGATTGGAAAGACGACCTACAACGACTCTCAAATGACTGATTCCAACAGCCTGGCGAATGCCCTCGTGCAGGCTCCGGCCAAGATCAGTCAGTTCCTTACGTTCCTCGGGGGCCGCGAGGACGAGAAGTTTCCCCTCTCCTTCCTGACGGAGGGTGTGGGCAACACCAAGTCCATCGAGAAGGACGAATACGAGTATGACGTTCAGGGCCGCATTGACGAAACTCGGGAAGTCGCAGAAACCCCGGCCGTCGTCAGCGGCGTTGGGCGCGGTGGACAACCGTTCACGCTCACCTTTCCGGACAAGTGGTTCATCAAGGACTACGTTCTGATTTCCCAGAGCGGGGTCCAGGCCCGGGTCATGCGGGAACCGACGCCGAAGGGCAGCAACTCCGAGTACACCCTTCAGCTTGTCGATCCCGACCCCTCGACCACCGTCCCCTCCGAAGACCTTCAGGCCGGTGCTCAGTGGGGCCAGCTCTTCGCCCCGGTTGGCAAGGACTTCTCGCGTGGAAACGCCAGCAACTGGTCGGCTCCTTACCAGATCAAGCACAAGATGACGACCATTCGCAAGTCTTACCAGCTGTCCGGTGAGGCCCGTGACTACGTCATGGACGTTCAGCTGCCCGACGCCAACGGCGGGACCAGCCGAATGTGGATGGACTACGAAGAGTGGCAGAAGATGCTCCAGTGGCAGAAGGAGAAAGAGATGCTTCTGTGGTACGCCGAACAGTCGTACAATGAGAATGGAATTACGCCGCTTAAAGACGAAAACGGTCAACCCGTAAACGTCGCCCCCGGCGTTCTCCAGCAGATCGTCAACAAGGATTCGTACAGCCGGCTAACGGCCAACAAGATCCACAATACCATTGGGGATCTTTTCTATGGCATGACGGATGCCGATCAAAAGCAGGTTACATTGTACACGGGTACAGGTGGACGTCGTGAGTTTGATCGGGCCATGAAGGATGAACTTGGTAATCTGGGATACACCCTCCTGGACAACGGAAAGTTCGTCACCGGTCAAGGCTCTGAGCTTCAGCTGGAAGGCTACTTCTCCAGCTACCGCCACGTTGACGGCCACATGATTCAGGTCGTGACCAACCCCCTCTTCGACCACGGCCCCGTCGCCAACAGTCGGCGGAAGCACCCCGAGACCAACTACAGTCTCGAATCCTACCGAATGGTCTTCCTGGACACTTCCACCTACGACGGTGAGTCCAACGTCCAGATGGTCAACAAGGAAGGCCGTGAGATGAAGCGTTGGGCCGTCCCCGGCTCTACGGTTCCCCGTGGCTTCGACAAGAGTACCTCCCGCGCCTCGGACATCGACGGAGCGTCTGTTCACTTCCTCAAGCAGGGTGGTGTTTGCCTCAAGCGATTCGACACCTCTCTCGATCTCCAGTGCATCCGAGCGTAAGGGAAACCCCCGTTAGCGGCGGACTAACGGGATCTTCACATCCCTAAACAGCACTTACAGGCAGACGTGGAGGCCCGGTGGGATCATCTCCCGCCGGGTCTCTTTATATGTTACTGACACTTGCATAAACAACCCTGTTATCATGGCCAGGCACGAAGTCTCTAGTATGCGGGTTGAAGATGAAGACAGCCATCTTCCCGTGCC